GACAACCTCGTGGACTTCGCACAACATCCAACGTGTGGTGATTGCTGTTTCTTGGATCACTGTGCTCGAGGGGACGTTCATCGGATCATGCGACTAGTGGGACGGGACGACTGCTTAACCGGAACCAAAAACCGTGTGGACTTAATGTTGATAGAAGATGATTTACGATAGGAAGGACCCGATGCGGTATGTAATTGTTGACGACCTAGCAGTACCTGATGAGTTAGTGACGTGGTGCTTGTGTGAGGAGAGTAAAGCGCAGATTCGTGAAGATCGCATTCACGACTTTGTAGACGACTTCCTACTCCCACATGCAAAACAGTTTCCCGGTATGGGGTTGGATCTGAAAGTCACCAGTAACCACGTTCACATTGGTGACGCTGGGTTGACTCCACACAATCACTTACCGCATGCCTTGACGTCGATCTTCTACCTAGTGGATGCTGAAGGTCAGTTAGTGGTCTCTCCCACCGATTCCCCAGAGCGGATCAAACCCGTCGGTGGTAGACTCGTGATCCTTCAGTCCCACATCTTTCATGCAGTCACACGTTCTCCTTCAAAAGAGATGCGGCTGTCTTTGGTGAGTAACTATGGCTATTCCTGAACACAAGCAATACCAACAGCTGTACCAGCAACTGGTTACTGAACACACTGACGACTTCTCTAAAATGGAATACGTCGTGGCTCCAGAGATCGTGCAGAACGCTCTGTACTATTTCAAGGGACAGAACTTCCCATTGATCTATCCAGCGAAGTCTTACGCTGTGGCTGTGATCTACGCGTACTTGCTGTTTAAAGAGTACGGAATTCCTATCCGGGATAGCTTGTCGGATAAGGATCTGTTCTTGGGGCAGGATGAATACTTCGTACCTTACCACGAAGACGTGGCTTCCTATGAAGCAATCCTCAAAGAACTGAACTACACCCACAATTGGATCACTCTGGGTTGGGCACCGAAGACGGCTGAGTACTTCCGCCTTGAGTGTACAGCTGCGGGTATTCAAGAAGTGATGGAACGCCTTAACGGCTAAGCTAGAGGAGGACTTCGGTCCTCTTTTATGCCGTCATCCTATGTAAGATTTTAGTAACCAACCTAAGGGTGACGAATATGGATGTAGTTGAGATCAAGAAGCGCCAACAGCTCCTTAAAGACCTCGGCTTGTACACGGGTAAGGTCGACGGACTCTGGGGACCTCTGAGTGAAGCTGCGTGGACCAAACACACCAGCGGTACTCAGTTGATCTGGTCGGCGAAGGTCTCCAAAGAGTTCGTGCTCAAAGTTCAGGACATCGCTAAGAAGCTCCAGATGCCGACTGAGGGTGCTAACTGGCTGATGGCGTGTATGGCCTTCGAGACGGGCGAAACCTTCTCACCGACGATCAAGAACGGTGCTGGCGCGCCTTACTACGGCTTGATCCAGTTTGGTAAAGCTGCGGCTACAGATTGCGGGACTACTGTGGAAGCACTGTTGAAGATGACTGCTGAAGAGCAGCTCGACTACGTGTACAAGTTCTTCAAACCGTACACCGGCAAGCTCAAGACCCTCAGCGACGTGTACTCCAGAATCATCTGGCCGGTGGCTGTCGGTAAACCAGAAGACTACGTGATCTTCGACAATAAAGTTCGTCCTACTGCTTACGTGCAGAACAAAGGTCTGGACATCGACCGCGACGGTAAGATCACCAAAGCTGAGTGCGCAGCTAAGGTACAAGAGAAGTACGTACGCGGTCTGAAGTTCGCAGCCTGACGGCATAGAGGGAGGCCCGAAGGCCTCCCTCGTTTATGCCCCTGGTACGCCGAGCAGTAACTTCACCAGCTCCATGCCGGTATCAAAGATTGTGTTCAGGACTTCTACGTCCATACCGCCTTCTTCACTCGAGTACATAAAGGTAGACAATGTTCCAATAGCTACCATGGCCAGCGCAATGCAAACCGCAGCGGTCTTCATCATGCTCACCCCACGGGCCCCACTTGATTCGAAGCCTTCCACGCTACCGATGTCCATGGTCAGGATTGCAACTTGGACTTTGTCTTCCATCGCAACGATCTTACCGAGCACCAGTTCGCCTGTATCCTCAAGTGTAATCAACTTGTCTTCAGGGAGGTGAAAGTTGCAGATCTTCACAACCATCGCACCCCATGGATAAGCACCAATAGTGGCAGTACCAATGGTGCCCAGCGCTCCACCTATGTTCATCGTGCTTTCCCCTTTTTCGCAATGCGTCCTTCCGTCTCTACATACCACTGCTTGAGGTCCGTAGTCCTCAAGTTACAGCTACTTACGTTACCGGTTTGTTTCATGTACAAAACACCCAGTAACGCCAACCGTTCTTCCATGGACAACTTCATGAAAGCGGCTTTGTCAGGAGGAGGCTCCACGGGACTTAACACCAAAAACTTACTTGGTGGTACGACCAGCGTTTCCTTTTCCACCACCCTTGGCGGAGTTATAGCTGTCCCACATGCCGTTAAGCACAGTACCAGACACAGCATCACCAATCCGTATAGAATCCTGGACACCGACAGGGACGATCCGAAGTGCTTCAATGACTTCATGTTGCACCTTCTCTATTGCGACCGCCTGTTCCACCTCCAAAGCTCCCTGCTCAGTTAGGTGGGTTTCGACGGCACTGATGTCGATCGGGGACTGTTCCTTCAGATCCTTGACCACATTCTCCAGCTGTTTGTTATCGCCTTCCAAGTCAACGGCTTGCTGTTCTGCAACCACTAACTCAGCTTTTGTATTTACGATGTAGGCGTACAGTCCGTACGATACACCAACCACAACTAACAGCTGGAGTATGTTCTTCTTGAGGACTGTATAAAGCCCAGCGAACAATACTGTCATATACTTGCACCCTTAACGAAATTAATTAACGCTAAGCATTTGTAGTAGCCAACTGCGATGGCGTCAGTGGAGTGCTCGTCGAGGTCTTCGATGCGTTTACCTGACTCGTTTCGAAAGTTTGGTAACTTCAGAATAGCCCACTTGACGTCATCTTTATTCTTGCTCTTTCCTGACACACCAACACCCATCTTAGCAGAGGGTGGATCGACTGTCTCGAGAGGCATGCACATGTCGTACTGGTACAACGCACGACGTATGGCTGTTTTACATTCCACCAGCGCTTCAAACGCTTGAGGGAAGCGACCTAGGAACGGGGATTCACAGATCAGGGAGTTGATGCCGAAGTGCTGCATCCAGTGCAGCAGTTCGACACCATGAGAATGGAGTTTAGCCCATCGACCACCGTGTACTTCTTCTACGCCGGGATACCGACGCATGTTACGGCTCCCGTGTAGAGTGTTAACGTCGCGCAATATAACCTCGCCAGTGAACAGATCAACATCCAACACCGCAGTGCCGAGTGTGTCTGTACCGGGGTCAATTGAACCGACACGGAAGTAACGACTTGTCTCAGGGATAAACAACATAAGCGTCAACCGTTGTTGGCACTCACGTAATCGGCGTCAGACAGCAACGGCTCGGTAGCACCCAGTTCGATGTCCTGAGTGAAGCCTTTGTTGGTGAAGGCTACGGAGTGGTGGGTAGTGATGAAGGAGTTGATCTGAGTAGCGATCACTTCTTTCATGTTGAATTGCGTGTTACCTGGACCTTGTACCGACAACACACGGTCAACGCCGGAGCACAGACCGATCTCGGAGATCACGGCGTAAGCTTCGTTGTCGTAGAGGATGCGGCAAGCGTCGATCAGTTCGATCACGTCTTGTTCACTGAAGATCAGCGTCAAGATCGAAGAGGTCGACAGGTAGTCACCAGACGACGAGATCACGCCGGTGTTCGACATCGCAGGTGGTGTTGGGTTGAGGTTACCCAGGTTCGGTACGTACGGTTCGGTGTGTTTGTTCGCACCGTCGACGACTGTGTGGTTGATGGCTGGAGCCGAGTTGCTCAGCGAGATACGTTTGAGGTAGTAAGCCCAGTAGTTCACACCACCGATGCTCAGCAGAACCCGCAGACCGTAACGAGCACGCTCAACTACAGTCAGGTCGTTGTCAGTACGACGCAGAACGAACGGTAGGTGACGATACAGCGCTGCATCAGACGCCCGGTGAGGCAGTGGGCTGGTGTAAGGAACGCCGTCAGCACCGACCATGTTCTTGTGGCCGCCGTTACCGATACAGTAGTACTGCATAGCTGGGCGTTCAGTGGTGCCGAGTTCTTCTTCGGCGAATACCCCGAACTTTTCGTTGAGGGTCGTGTGTTCCAGAATGGTAGGGCGTTGACCCAAAAGCAATGAAGTCTGAAGGGCAGAACCCCAGACACTGCGAGTAATCGTTTTCATTTAAAAACCTTTATCAACAAGGAGTGACAGAGTCGACACAGGGCCAACTGAATTAATCTGGTTCACAGTATAACTGTACATAGCGGCATAGAGAGGGACCGAAGTCCCTCTCACTGTCTTTAAGCGTCGAGTGTGGTAACTGAACCGAGCGTGGTAGTACCCGCCAAGTAATCCAACTCACCACCATTTGGATCGACAACTTTGATGTAGAAGCTACCGCCCGAAAGGGAGTTAGGGACGAATCGTGGTGAACGGTCCGCGATCTTCAACTCCACCACACCCATTACTGCCATCGCACTGATGATTTGAGTGGAGTCAGTCATCACAGTTGTACCGCCTGGAATCAAGACATCTTGTGCCTCGATGACCAGCCCGTACTGAGCGATTAACGCCGCTTTCAACGTGGCGAAAGTGAAAGGGAAAGTCGACGGGAAAGGTAGTTGTACAACCCCACCCATCAAGGTAGTGACGTTACCTCGCAGGTACTTAACAACCGGTGCACCTTTGTACTTACCTACTGAACCATCAATCGCTGTAGCTCGAGCAGTGAGAGTACAGAGGATGTCCGCCCCACTATTGACGTAGGTGAAGTTCAGGTGGCCGGCGTCTAGGTAGACGTCGTTCGAGTCTTGGAACAAGGCCACTACGACCTCACTCCCCGTGCTCTTTAAAACTGTGGCTAATTCCAACACGGTCTGTGCCCCTTAAAGTTTGCTCAAGTTATAGTGAATCAGCAGTTGACCCCGTAGGTTAGTACAGTAGTCTTCGTTGAGAGTCACCACCCAGATGTAGCCGAAGAAGAGATTGTACGCTGGTGGGTAGTTGCGGTTGAAGCCGTTGAACTCCACCTTAGCCCCAAAGAGGTTGTTCTTCGAAGGTCTGTCCACGCACTTGAATCGGTCTTCTCCTACGGCATCTTCTTGACGGTAGATCGAGTTCAAGAAGTCCACGTCCCAGTTCGGGGTGAGGAACTCGTAGTCCGTTGGGTGAGCAACGATCTGCGTTGGGAAGTTGAGACCGTGTACTTGACCCAGGCCCAACAACTCCGCTGGCTCTTTTAACACTATCGGGAACTCCGGCAGAATCGTCGGAATACGTGAGCTGTAGTAAATCGTCAGTTGACCTGAGACGTCTGTACAGTGCGCCGGTGACAGTTGAATGATCAACACCTTAGTCGCCGCTGTGTTATACGGACGTGCACCGATGTCACCCACAGAACCGTTGAACACTACCTTAGCAGCGTACAGGTTCTTTGGTCCCGGTACAGGTGAACTGACCCATGTATGACCCACCCCGACATTCAAGTTAGCGTAGAGTACGTTCAGGATGCTCGCCAGATACGGACCGTTAGCCACGTCGCCTTTAACGAGGTGTTGCAGGTAACTACCGTAGTAGAGACCGTCGGTAAACGGTTTAGCGTGCGTAACAAATGGGCGCCCTTGGTTCTGGACGACAGCCAAGGAACCTAGGTCAGTCTGCTGGGCTAGAACAGCCAAGTCTTCACGACGCAACAGGTTTACCTGAAACTCACCTACCCACCGCAAAGAACGAGGAGTAGCACGCAACACGTAACCATGAGCATTGGCCACAGTAATGATGTCTTCATAGAAGTCGTCCGAGTCAAACTGGTAGCCGTACTCAGCCGTCATGATGTCCATGAACACACTGGTTGTGGTGGGTAGATCCATGTTCAGATCCACCTTCACCCCGGCAAAGAACGTACCGAGGTCGAGACGGTTATACACAAACGGTGCTTCCCCCTGAAATGGTACAGGGGCAAACGGGTCAAAGCTTTTACGCACCTTGAGCGTTACTTGGGTTTGACGACCTGAAACAACTGTCGGGGGCGAGATACTGATGTAGTCATCTTGCAGTTCGATGTTGTTCCGTGAATTAATCAGTTCCAGCAATGCCGCTCGAGGAGATAAGTTGAGTAGTCCAATCGTGTCAAGCACTATCCTCACTCCTTTACACAAAAAATAAAAGGCTCCACACACCCCGTGAAGGATGTATGGAAACCTTTCGGTAGGTTAGTCCGGTTGATCCAACCGTTTCAGCTCTAACCCAGGTAGACGTTTCTTGGCGATCATGACACCCAAGCGACGTTCCCGGTCCAATTGATTCAGGTACAAGCCTGGTAGTCTCTTAATGCGAATCAACGTACTCAAACGATGATCGTAATCGAAACCATCCATCTCTGAATTCAGGACGAGGTTGTTGCCGTGTGGATTGTACTCGAAGCCTTCCAACTCGGTCTTCGTCAGAATCTTATCGATGCGGACGTATTCACCCAAGTCGTGTGGCGGTAGAGCTGGATACAGATACTCAGGGATCGGTGTCGAGTTGATGATGTCATCCAACTCCAGCACTTTAACCTCAGGTACCGACATGTAGATCGTGGGGATAGTCAGCCGCATGTGGAACTTCGAGTAACCGTCAGATGCGTAATTAACGGTATGGTCAAAGGCTCCACTGTCGCCGTGTTCACTAACGCTGTTGGTCATGTCGAACGTAGCGTTCTCAAGCGTTTCCACTTGAAGGTGTTGACCCGAACCATTCGTTCCCTGAATGTACACGTTGTTCTGATGCAGCTTCATCGAGCCACTGCCGTCGCCCGTCTGGTCACCTGTGCGAACCGCTGACCAATTGAGGCCCAACATGTTCGTACCACGCAGTTCCCGTAAGAACTGAATGGAGTAACTGCTCAGTTGAGACAGTAAGCGAATCATCGCTATCTGTAGCTCTTCTAAGCTCACTGTGACGTGAAGACTAGCACCCGTGGACAACGCCAAGAGATTAGCCGCAAGTAGCTCAAACTCGTTCTGACTGAACCCAGAGACGTCTAACTGATGTTCGCTTAACCACTGACTATAAGTCGTGCCTTCTTCCGCCAATTGACAGGACTTGTTCTGGTAGAGGTGCAGTGCCGCCGCTTCAGCTTGACCCCGAGCTTGGAAGTGTTCCTGAGTGGTGTAGACCCAGTTGTGTTCTTTCCAAGCGTTGTGGATGTCTGTACACTTGTCGTAGAACGCTTCCACCGACACCACAGGACCAATGGTCGGCTGGTCTGTAATCAACGCATCCAACAACTGATCAGGAACGTATTTAGCATCCGTGATCTGACGCAGCTCTGCCCGAGTGGGGAGAGTTTGTTTGCGTACGTACACCGCGTCAGGATTAGGAATGAATTCCAGTTCAACCCCGAGCGTACGGTTGAGAGCGTAGATCCACAGAATGAACGTGTCTTTAGCGTTGAACCACAACTGGTCGCCTGTCAGTGGGTTGTCAAACGAGATGATCGTTTTGTACCAACCTTCCTGAGCAAAGTACAACCAGTGATTCAACAACACGTCAGAGAACGTCAAAGCGTAATCGTTACTGCGATCCACCACCGAAGATTCCAACATCTTGGTCTTCAGTCGGTTGCTGGTGCTGTTGGTCACTTTGTCAGTAACCGTGGCGACCGTAGACTCCAGTTGTGCTAGATTACCCGGCGCAGCTTTGGAGGCTCGAGTGACGATCTCTTCGACAGTGAAGGTGTCAATCGGGTTACCACTGGCAAACCGTGTCAGGTCCGTCCGCTTAACTTCTACGGTCGGATACAAGTTGTCCGGTTGAGCACTTACGTTATGATGTAAATTGAACTCAGCCACCGGTAACATGCGGTGTGACATGATTTTGTCGATCAACCACTCGAAGGTATCCTGCTTACCAGCGTTGCGCTGGATGTACAGAATGTTCCTATAAAGGAAGAGCATCTGCTCTTTATCGAGGTGGGAGATATACGCGTCCAGTCTCCCGTGACTGGCTAGATACTGACGGATGTGGAAACTATGAACTTGTTCCGTGTGACAGTTTGTAAGTCGAGCGTCCTCAATGAACAACGGTAGGTTTAAGAACAGTAACGCAAGGTGTGCCGCTGGGTAGAGGTCGTCAACTAACGCGAACTCAGCCACGTTATACCGAAGCATAAAAGCGTCGATACGATCTTGAATCTGGCTTAGCAGCGAGGTCTCGTTCTCTTCAATCAACGTAGAGTCGATGTAGAGAATCTTACCGTCAGGTGCAGCAATCGCTGTGTTAATGTCAACCGGATTTAGGATACCGTGAATCAGATCTCTCTGAGCCGGGTATCGATTAACCAATTGGTCATAGAAACGTGTACCAAAAGCGTAGTCCCGCAAAGTTCTGCGATGTACTGAAAGCGTTTGGACATCGAAGGAGATCTCTTCACGAGTATCCAACGACGTCACTGTCATCGGTGTGTCAGTCGAGTGATAGCGCCCAGATAAGTTCAGGTAGTACTTCCAGGTGGTTGGGTCGTCTTCATTGACGTCCAGTCCCCGTTCGTTCAACCCAATATTTATCGCGCTAGCAGTCGCTTCACTTTTGATGACAATCGTTTTCGCCATGAGAATCATGGAGTCAACGTAGAGTCTGTAGTAAGCGTTGGACACGTCTAGGTCCTCCAATCAACTTTTAAAGCGTCACTGGGAGTAATAAATGTCTGGTGCAGATTACGACAATAACCAGCTTCAGATGCTGGGATTAGATAGCCAGAAGCGACGCTTCGAGAAGCTCGGGCTGCTCAAAAAGAAACCGCTGGCCACAGCTGTTGTCAGTAAGCTCGTTAGAAACAACGAACACTTGGGCAACAGTAACAACGTCAACCCCAGCAGAGGCGTCGACATCCCCACAACTGGCTATCTGAACAAGGTCTCGGACATTACCGCTGGTAACGTGACCGATGCCGAAAACCTTTACCAGATGCTCCCAGATACCGAACTGGCAGAACAGATTCTGGTCAGCAGTATCCTCTCGCCGAAAGACATGGTTACAACGGAGTTGAACTACGTTTGTAACGAGTCTTCTTTGAAGGGGGAGATAACCGGTGTGCTCCTCAGTGTCGTCGAAGATTTTTTCACCAAAGTCTATAAAATAGATCCCCAGTTACCCACCATTTTGTCGGACGTCCTTTTCAAGAAGGGCTCTTACCCCGTTATGATCATTCCAGAGTCGTCTGTGGATGAAATCATCAACGGTGAACGTGGTGCTGTGGGTATGGAATCGCGTAGTGATACCAAGGGTTTGTTCACGCATTCCATCGGTGTTCTGGGTGACTCCACCTTCGAAGACGGTAAGCTGTTGCCGAAGACCCGTTTAAAAGTTTCGATGGAAAGTCTGAACCTGTACTCGACGCCTTCGTATCGCATGTTGCGTCCACGATTGGCTAAGAAAGGGTTTGACACCAAGATCTCGGTTTCCGATAACCCGGATCTGTTGAAAGCACCATTCGTTCACTCCTTGCAACGTCAACACCAATTGGCTGCCGCGTTTAAACGTCAAGGCTTTGGTATGGAGTCTCAGAACGAGGTGTCTCGCGATGACATCGAAATGTCGTTCTACCGTCCACGTATGCAAGCGGCCCGTCCAGTAGTTGGTCTTAAGACAGCGGGTCAGGTCAAACGCGCGACAGTGGGCCACCCTCTGGTGATGCGTCTGCCTTCTGAGTCGATCATCCCTGTACACGTTCCTGGCTCGCCTAACGAGCACATCGGCTACTTTGTGATCTTGGACCCGATGGGCAACCCAGTAGTGAAGGCCAACCGGTCTGAGTACTACAACGACCTGAACATGAACATGTCGATCAACAAGGACATGGCCAGTCAACTGATCTCCCAAGGTCAGCGTACGGTTGAAGGTTACCAGCAACGTTCGGACATCGACACCGAGGAAGCCACCCGGATCTACGCTCAGCTCGTAGAGGAAGACCTGATCGCTCGTCTGCGAAACGGTATCTACGCCGACAACATCGAGATCTCTCGTCCGTTGGAAGTGTACCGCATCATGTTGGCCCGTACCTTTGCGAACATGTCGACTCAGTTGTTGTTCGTTCCAGCAGAACTGGTGACGTACTTCGCTTTCGACTACAACCGCTACGGTGTGGGTAAGTCACTGCTCGAAGACAACAAGATCCTCGCTTCGCTGCGTGTAATGATGATGCTGTCGAACACCATGTCGGCCATCAAGAACTCTACCCCTCACACGGGTCTGAACATTACACTCGATCCAAACGATCCTGATCCGTCAGGGACTGTGGAGAAGCTGGTACACAACTACACCCAAACCCGACAAGCGTCGTACCCTCTAGGTGCATCGTCTCCGGTGGACATTGTGAACTTCCTGCAAAACGCAGGTGTTGACTTGAACGTCCAGGGTTCTCCTGCGTATCCAGAAACTCGGATGGAAGTGGAAGACCGTCAACGCTCAGTGGTTGCACCGAACACTGATCTGGAAGACAACCTGAAGAAGCAATACTTGATGTCGCTGGGTCTGTCACCTGAGACCGTAGACAGTGGCTACAACGTCGAGTTCGCTACTTCTATTGTCACCAGTAACTTGTTGCTGACCAAACGAGTGATGCTGTACCAAGATCTGTTCACCGCGCTGTTGGGTGAATTCATCCGTAAGTATGTGCTGAACTCCGGTAACTTGATGGACAAGCTCCGCAAGACCGTGGAAGCCAACAAGAACATGCTCCAAGACGTTGACGGTACTAAGCAGAAAGCACAATTGGCAGAAGGTGGACAGAAACCTACTGAAGCTGAAAGTGATAGTAACGAAGCCGTAGACGTTGACGCCATCGTAGCTGAGTTCATCAACTCGTTGGGTGTTTCTCTCCCACGTCCAGACAGCATTACGCTGGAACGTCAGATGGAAGCTTACGACAAGTACATTGAAGGGCTGGAGAAGTGTCTGGAGGCTTACTTCAACGCTGACTTCCTTGAAGGTACTTCACTGGGCGATCAGTCTGAATCGGTTGAAGTGGTTAAAGCTGCAATTCTGGCACACTTCAAGCGTAAGTGGATGCGTGACAACAACGTCATGCCTGAGCTGGCTGAGTTGGTAACGTTCACAGAAGACGAACACCCAATGATCGACTTGCTCAATACCCACACTGAACACGTTAATGCCATCGGCGCCAGTATCCAAGGCTACATGATCAAAGTTGCCGAGACCATCAAGGCTCGCAATGAATTGACTGAAGCTGTAGAGACTGACAAAGACATCGACATCGGTGGTAGCGTAGTGGAAGGCTCTACCGATGATTCTGGTGGAGACGACGGTATGGGTGGCGATGATGACATGGGCGGAGATGACTTCGGTGACGATGACATGGGGGGTGACGATCTCGGTGGTGACGACCTAGACGCTGAAGGCGATGCCGAAGGTGAGGGTGAGGGTACTGATGAAGAAGCTCCAGCAGACGACGCTGAGGCTGAAGAGGAAGAACCTGTAGAAGAGGAGGAGGTGAGTGAAGAAGCTAACGGTGATGCAACCGGCGGTGGAGCACTGGCTGAATTCTTGGAACGTAGCAAACGGGCTCGTAAAGACAACCACGTTTAAGACGGCATAAAAGCCAAAAAAAAGAGAGGGGTAAAAGCCTCTCTTTTTTATGCCGCCACTTAACCAACAGCACTCATCAGGTATTTACGATGGTCGCTCAAGACACGCTGACGAATAATCGGTCCTGCACCTTTGAAGACAACCGCCACATCACCGTTAGAGCAGTAAGTCACATCTGAGAACTCAGTCTCGAATGCACCTTCCAACAACTGAACACATTGGGTTATCTCGTGTTTGTAGCAACGACCAAATTCATTCTGGAAAAAGAAACTACCGCCGGGTAAGGAAAACAGGACATACAGGTCATCGGAGTGGTGTTCTACGTCGTTGATGAACACCGCCATACACGCCGTCGGGAAACCGAGAACGAAGGTGTAGCGAGAATCTCCTGAAAAGGTCTTACCTCGACAGAAAGGAATGTGGTGGAGTACGTCCATACCGAACGACTCGTCCATCTTTATTAGTGGTTCAGGGGTGAAGTACATCACAGTAACAGACATAGTACCTACTCAGGTTAAGGATTCGATTAGACAGCGGTCAGATCTGCCCGACGATGACGAGCGTGTAGGTCACGGATGAACTTAGCCCCTCCGATATACTGAACCACTACGTGTCCGTCGACCATGTAGGCATCACGCATGTCGGTGCCAATCATAGTGCCCACATTGTTAGCCAACACATGGAACTTGTGGTTGGCGGCATCCTTAGCATCCAGATAAACCACCCACAGGTCATCGGTGTGGTTTACTTCATCGTCGAGGTCGAGGATGTAACCGAAGGGCTCAATCCCTTCGACTTGGAAAGTGGTGTGTTTCATATTGCCGGTGAGGTGCTTGTCGTGGCAGAAAGTAACCAGCGACAGGTACTCGTTGATCTGGTCAGCGGTAACGTCTTCAATCGGGGTGTCTTTATAAAGCAGGATGGTGATAGACATAGAGCAACCTTCTTAGGCTAGGGTTATTAGTACGGGTTTAGTATTCGATTGGTACAGGAACAGCGCCTTTGACCTGGGACACTAAACGGCGAAAGGTTACTTCAAAGAACTTACGGTTGTTGATGTTCAGACACAAGTCGTTGTGTCCTAGGTGTCCGTGCACTACCCACCCTTCAGCTTCAAAACGCTCGTAGTCTTGTGCTCGCGGGTAGAAGTCAAAGGCCACGGTGATGAATCTAGTACTGTTGCTCAACACGGGATGACCCAGCAACATGCTTTTACATTTCATGACTTTGACGTAGTCATGACGCCGATAGCGGTCCATAGGTTTCCCTAGTTAGAGTGGACATAGCAGGGAGCCGAAGCCCCCTGCTAGTTTTATTTACAGCTGTGCAGCGCGGATCAGTACGGAATTCGAACCCAGGTAACCAGGCATGATTTCCAGTACACGGTGGTTCACGTCAACAATGTAGTGGCGAGAGAACTTGGTAGCTTTCTTGCCAGTACGTGCCAACAGGGCGATCATCGCTTTGTGGACCGCAGGGTTTTCGCTAGCCTTCAGAGTTTGCACTTCGTCAGTAGCGTACAGCTCCAGCGTCCACGGTAGGTGAGTCACAGAGTTCAGCTCATAACGAGCCAGCACTTGCATGACTTCGCCTTTGTGCTCCTTGTTCAGGTTGTGACCCAGCTTGTTCAGGTACTCCCAGTACTCCTCACCTTTGAGGATGTTGGTTACAGAGTTGAGGATGTCCGACGCACGTTCGGTGTTCAGCAACGACCACAGCAGACCCATGGCGTCTTTGTGCAGCTCGTTACCCAGATCGTCGATGTCCAGCACGAAGTCATCGATCAGGCAACGCTTACCGTAACCCAGGTTGACGCTCAGGGCTTCGTTTACGCGTGCAGTCAGGTCCTTAACCAGGAGGTTGTACAGACGAGGAGTGATTTCCTCATTCTCGTGGTGTTCACGCAGGAACTTGGCCACAGCGCTGAGGGTTTGTTTCTTGGACAGTTCGATCATGACACCGATCATGTTGCCATCAACGTTGACTGGCTTCACGTTACGGTAGTAGTACTCACGCACCTTGCCGTCGAAGTTCTCAGATCCGACCTCGATCACTTCGTTGAGGTATTTGATCTCAGCTTCTTCGAACGAGTGTGCAACCAGCTCGTCCGGAATGATCTTCACTTCTGGGTTCTCCACAGGGATCGAATCCCCATCGTCAACCAGGGTTACTTGCGGTGCGTCCAACGTAGCCACTTCTTCCCAGTCTACTGGCATGACTACTTTGGTCGGGTCCAGTACATACGGAACGCGGTTCTTGATTTCGTGCTTCAGGTATTCCATTTGTTCCATTTCCTGCGGGCTGATTGCCTTGACAACTTCCTTCACAGTGAAGGTGCCGTCGGCCTGTGGGGTACGAACGTGGAACTTCATGTGAGTGTTAGGATCGAATGCCATAGGCCATGGGCTTTCGATCGACCAGGTACGAGTCCAGCCGCTCAGGTGAGCAGGACGGATTTCAACGCCATTGTCCAGCTTCACAACATCATACGGACGGGATTCGTCGATGGTGTCATGGTTGGCAACGCCGTTAGGGCTTTGCGTAGCCACTGGTTCCGGTTCGATGTACGGTTCCGGAGTAGGCTTGGCTGGTTGCTGCTGTTGCTGCCGAGCCAGACTTTCAGCGAACGCACGTTGTTGGGCATTTTCGATTGGCATGGTGGGGTTCCCCATATCTTGAAACATTTCTTCAACCACACCAGCTGGATTACCAGGCGCAGTAGCGCGCTTTGGCCAGTCGGTGCTGCTACGTCCACCCCATTGGGTACCGAAGGTATTTGTAGAGGCTGCGGGTTGTTGTACTGGTTCTTGGACAGGAGCAGGTAGAGCAGGCGTGGCACTCAAGCCACCACGACCTTTGAAGCCACCTTCAACTGGGTTGAAAGTGTTTTGGGCTTGGATCGAAGAAGCAGTACCAGCGTAACGACCCCAGTTGATGTTAGGGTTGGCTGCTGGCTGTGGAGCTACACGACCACCGAACTGCGCTTGGGCGAAGCTACCTTGTTGCGGGAAGTTGCTCTGAGGGAAACCCTGCTGCTGTTGCTGAGGGAACCCACCGAAGGCTTGTTGTGGTTGCTGACGCTGTTGTACCGAAGCCACCAAACGACCGATGTCTTGGTGACGAGCCAACAAACGGTTCAGCTCCACTTCAATACCTGGACCCATCATTTGCTGAAGGACTGGGTACTGAGTAGCCATCATCGCCGTAGCGCAGTCGGTGACTTCTTTAGCAGCATTAAGAACCAGTTGCTCTTGCGAGTTACCCTGAGTCGTAGCTGCGAAAGCTTCGGCCAACTGAGTAGCCGAGGACACCAGCATGTTGTACAGCTCATTCTGGTAGCCGTTCTGGCTAGCCATGTTGAACAGGAACACACGCAGCGCGTTCTTGAACGCACCGTCTTGCAACATCTTTACCACGTAACCGTTAACGATGTCGGGGAAAGCGTTCTTGAAGGGAAGCTGGTACGGAGCACCGGGGCAGTGGAACTGCTGGTTCACCTCTTGCGCCGAGACCGGCAGGTTGTTTACGTTGGGCTGGTTGCCGAAGTTGGTGTTGAACATGGTGTTGCTCCGTTAAATACTAGTCTGACCACAGGGGAAATCCATACGACCATTTCCTACAACTGCTGATTTGGGCTTCGCAGTGTAGCTCTCTCTACTTTCTTAAGTACGAGACTCATGGTCGTACCCCTCACTTGGTGTATTGGATTCTACGTTGAACATCGTCGATCAACGCTCTGAACTTCTCACTTCGTACAACCCGATAGTTCGAATCGTACTGCACGCAGGTACCGATGCGTGTCCGACCATCAGGGCTGGCTTTCGGCAGGTTGTTATACGAACCGACTTCCACGATGGAGGAGTGAAGCAATTTAGACGCATCGGTCGCAGCCGACTTGCCACTGTTACGACCAGTACCTGTCGCGCTGGTTTGTGGAACCAGGTTAGACGTGATCTTGAAGTACATGTTATCACCAGGACTGGAGATACCTGCCACTTCACCGTGTTGACGGTTGATCTTGGTAATGGCATCCAAAGTGAGGTTCCGGCGGAGAGCCAGATTGATTTCCTCTTTGATCTTTGGCTTACGTGCTGCTTTCTGCAATGCAAACTTGAAGTGGGAAATGGCTTTGTTGATGTCGAACAATGCGTAACGCAATACCATCAACTCTTTGTCGTACATCGTGGACTCCACGTTGTCAGACTGAATCACCATCTCAGACAGAGCACCAATGATAAACGCAAACAGCTCGTACACGTCGTTTACCAGGATGTTCTCACTTCGTAGGTCCAACCGCGATCTTTCATCCAAGGACTCATCCAAGGATTCGATGTGGTTCTCGACCTCTTCTGCCAACTTACCTTCACTCTGGTTCGAACCAAAGATCAAGTGACCCAGCAGAATACGCCAAAGACGCGTGCTATCGATAAACTCTGGCTCGATACGCTGTGGGAAATGATCCACAATGTAGAACAGGCCAGCAATCAAACCCACGTTCTTGGTAGTCCAGGCGGTACGACGGATAGCCAACCGTAAGTTGCTAGCCGTGTAGCCAATCCGCCGAATGCCCCGTAGTGTGCGTGGACACATCTGCTTGGAACCGCAGATCACCCATTCCTCTTTCGGGTAGATGTCGTAGTTGATCTCGTCAGGATACCCCACGTGAACTTCAGAGTTCGACACCATTTTAAACGTTTGCGTCACACCGTACTTGCTAAACAAGTAATGGGCCATGGTGTGTTTGGCCGTAATGCGGTTCTTCGAGTTAGCTCCCTTCTCAGGGCTACGATTGTAAACAGTGGCCCACGCCACGTTCGCATTTTCATTCCACGAAGTTTCCGCGCCATTTTCTGCAATGTCGTAGATACTGAACGTATGGTCCAACCGTTCGAAGGTGAGTTTGGTCACCTGCAACGGAATGAAGATCGTGTTAACCCCATAGCTAATAGCCCGATCAGCCAAAACTGGACTGATACTGAATGTACTGCCGCGAATCGTGATCAGCCCCGCTTGACGGACGAAGGGCAAATACATGTAGCGCTTCAGCAAAGGTTCCTTGACCCCGGTCTTGGGATCAGTGTAGCTGAAGTTGTATTCCACCAGAAACAGATCGGATCGCGCAATGTCAAACACTGGCTTACCGGTACGTTTAGGTGTGATCTCACTGAACTCCTCCTGTGGAGTACAGCGTCTACAGTTTTCGTACCGCAAGCCCTCTGGGAAGCTTTTAGCGATACTCCTGAACAAACCATCAACGTAGCGTTCTACGCCGCGCATCTGTTCAACCGCAAGACCGGACATGATCTTGTCATTGAAACGAGGGATTGCGCGTTGGTCTACCAGGTTGAAGAAGTCATTATCCATCTTTAGTCCGCACCCATACTAACGACTACTTAAATGCTAGAAAGAGAGCCGCAATACCAGTTGCAATGGCTGGAACCCATTTAAGAAACTCAGAAGCATCCTTCCGTACGTAGCTTCGCTCTTCATAATGGTCTTTTCGCTCAAGTGCTGCGATACCACGCAGGTGCTCCACTCGAGTTTGTTCCTCCTTGAGTCTGGCCGTCGCTTCATTGATCCGGGCTTCCTCAAGTTTCCACCAGTGCTCTTGTGACTTGCGTTCACTTTCCTCCGCTATGCGTCTCTGCTCGAGATCTCTTCTCCATTCCTCAAACTCCTGCTCTCTCTCCATCCTTTCGCTCTTCATGCGATGCTCCTGAGCTTTTAACTCATGGGACAGAGTGTCGAGTTCTCGTTTCTTCTCAGCAGCGACGTCACCCATAACCTGTGCTTCTTCGTATGACTTAAACATACCAAGGAAAGCTTCAGCTTCAGGAAAGGCAAAGTAGTCAGCCCGAGGTTTTCCAACACCACCACTCTCATTCACCGGACAAGTCGAAGCGCGATAGACGCCACTGAGTCTTGAGGGATCTTTGGCAGGTTGGACTAAGTAGATCTCCTTGTTGATGTTAATGTATCGGGGACCAAATATATCTTCGTTGTCAACGATTTGTAGACTGTAGCCCACCACTCCGGCTGTGTTAATGGTTTCATTATCGGCCACTAGGCGATTACGGACGCCGTCCTGACTAAATGGATGATGCGGGACATAACCCCCAACCATCGTGGAAACCACGAGGTCTAGGTTGACTAAGTAAAGGGAGCCTCCATTACGTTGTACATCGTCCTCATCTACTCCATAATCCACTTGGGCAAAGCACTGGCCCATACGCTGCTGAACACTCCCACTAAGGACTGCATCCCTCAGTGCTCGCATTCCTTCAGACGTTGCATTGGATAGTCGGTCTACGTCAATATTTACACCGGCTCGATACTTGATCGTGTAACGTACCACGAACTTGTTCAGACCTCGGACATTCATAGGCTGAATGACTAAGGGCATACCCGTACGATCAACCAAAGTAACGGCCTTGCGAAAGCCGTTGAAAAACTCCTTCTCTATGGAAAGCTGGGAACCGGGTCCAAGGGCCAATACGCTTGGCACTTCAACTAGCGGCGCTTCACGGTTAATGAGTTGGTTGTTGTGGAGGTACTGACTCATCTGACATAGGTTTCAAATAGCTTTCAATCACAGACGGCATAAAAGGAATCTACCGAAGCCCAACCGGCCACGGTAGATTCCAGTGTCCCCACTTAAAGGACTCACCCCAAGGCCGCTAAGCCTTGGAGTGTAACGCCGGACTAACCTTACAGGGTGTTTGGAACCTGATGGGTCAGTACTTTTTCCAGGCCTTTGACCTTGATGATAGCCATCATCGGCAGGTGGTTGATCTGGAGGTTACGTGGTTGCACCATTGCTTCTGGGTAGGTGCCGCCGTCGCGCTGAACCATCATGCTCGAAGCCAGCTCAGGAATCCAGGCGTGAACGCCGAAGGTGAGCGGGTCGATGCCTTCGACTTGACCGGTACGGGTCAGGGCGATGACGATGGTGTCCTTCATACGGGCGTCGAACGAAGATTCGATTTGGTACTCAGGGAACGCGATACCGAAGGTGCGGCTGTCGCCAACGACCATCAGGTGACGCTGAAGAACTACGTCGGTACCGATCAGCAGTTTCGGCTGCTGAGAACCACCAACGGCGGCGTTCAGAGCTGGCTGGTAGCCCGAGTCACGGTACATGCGGTACGACACGTCACGGATGGCGTTAACCAGGATGGCGTTGATGTCTTCTGCACGGTCCATGTCACGGATCGACGATACCTGAGTTTCCAGGTCGATTTCTTTCTCTTCGAAGAAAGGCTTGACCAGGAAACGACCGACGCCTTCCACTTCTGGAATGGTGTCGTTACGCTTAACCGAACCAGCGTAAGCACGCAGGGTTTCTGCGTAGTTCAGCAGGCGGGTTACGGCGTTGTTGGTGTTACGAACGCGAGCAGCGCTGATCAGTGCTTCCAGGTCACGTGCATCACGGTTGCTACCGGCTGGCGAAGGAGCCGAGATCGGAGCGCCCAGTGGGATGTGGAAACGGAAGGTGCGATCGTTGGTGTCCAGCAGCAGGCCGCGAGTACGACGGTTACTGTTGGTACGAGCAGCTTTCAGCTCGTAAGCGATTACTTTCGAACCGCCCAGAGCGGTAACGATAGCAGCACCGGCACCAGCGGTCAGGGAGATTTCAACGCCGTCTTTGTTGACGATGCTGTCTACGGTTACAGGCGAGCTGTAAACGCGACCGTTACCCAGCTGAGTGTCGAACTCGCCGTTAACGTTAACAGCCAGACGAACGGTCAGTTCACCCGAAACAACGCCGCTCAGGACGTCAGGGGTAGCGCCAGCAACGTTCTTGGTGTTGGCATCCAAAACCAGGTCAGCGGTTTTGAAGTTCAGGTTCATCTCACGGTTAGCACCTTCAACCGATTTGACGAAGTTCGAACGAGCCAGGCGACGAGTGGTGAAAGCAACCACGTCAACCAGGTCGGTATCAGGACCAGCGGCGTCGATCTGGATGTAGATCTTGTCCAGGCCGATGCTGTTGTCGATTGCGTCAGTGTGATCGATCACACCAGCGCCGATCAGGCCAGGGTGCTGGGACAGACCCAGGAGGTTCAGTTCCTGGTTGATCGCCAGAGGAGCGGTGGTCACGGAAACGCCGGAGATCAGGCGAACTTCACGGGCCAGCAGAGCTTCTGGGATGAACATCGAAGCGTTGTCGCCGTTGGCCAGAACCACTGGAACCAGAGCAGTGCTCTCGTCAGCCAGGATGGTGTGGTCCATTGCCGCGTCAACCAGGTTCTTACGATTCCAGTTGGTGGCCTTACCGGTGTTGCTGTGCTGGATGGCGTTGTGCACCAGGGTGCGACGAACGGTGATGTCCAGGCCGCCTTGTTCTGGCGGAACAACGGTAGTAGGGTAGAACATTTCGCTGAAGCTGTCCTGAACCGACGCCTTCACGTTGAACGCGATGGAGTAAGGCAGGAACTTGGCCAGTTCACGTTCGTCGAAGGATTCCAGGGAAGGAGTTTCGCGAGTGTCAACCGAACCAGCAGCGCCGCTCGAACCGATGTCAACAACGTTGTCGCCGGTGGCTTGGGAACGCAGAGCTACGTCGGCGTAACCAGCAGGGTCGCCTGCGGCCATGGCAGCGATAGCACCAGCTTCCAGTTGTACGTCGGTCAGGGCGTCAGCACCGTCTTCGCCGTCTTCCATCGAAGGACGCAGAGCTTGGAATGCGGTTTTGATTTCGTGGGACAGGTCGATAGCAACGCGGGACAGCTCAGCGTGGCCGGCTTCGTCCAGGCTTTCCATCGAGATCAGGTTGCTGGTGTGGTTCTTGGAAGCGAATTCGCTACCTTGAGTGGCGACGGTTTGGCGAAGGGCGGAAACCACGTTAGCCAGAGCGCTGCCAGCGGAGCCTTTGTATTTCAGAAGTGACATGTTTGAGTCCTTTACTTACGGAAAGTATAAGTGGGGTGGAATCGGCTTTCTGCCTTTACCAATGCGACCACAACGTATTTTGTTATAGCTGCTATATAATTAAACAGATTTCACAAAACTAACGAAAACGGTCATTGAAACATAGGATATATTTAAACACTCTTAGTGAGGCTCAAATACTCTTTGAAAATCTGAGAGGGTGCGACCTGCTCAAGCGACGCCACGGAAACCCAAAGGCCAATCAGCTGATCCATAAAGCGGAGAGCATCGTCCTTAGCGTCTGCGGCAGCTTGTCCTAAGATAGGTGTAATAATTAACGTATCGCTACCCAGCAGTTGTGCTGAGAGGCTGTAGCCCGTGGCTTCTGCGACGTCTCGACCCAACCACGCCTGTTCCAAAGAGGGCTTCTCCTTGATTCTCAGGTAGTGCATCTGATTGGAGATTTTGTCATGCTTATCTGATGCAACGTCAGCGATAACGAGATCAGACAAATGGATACCGCCGAACGAATTGGCGATACCCTGAGACACGTAGGTAGAGCGCTCTTCATTGAGGTGAAGATATTTCGCTACATCCTCAGTCGATAGTATAGTCGTCAAGGTTTTGAGATCCGCAACCGTTGACAAATTCAGATTAGCGTATTCCAGGGCACGCTTCAGCCACTGGGGTACCAAGATTACTTTCATTTAAAACTCCGGGCTGGGTATCAGAGAAATGGATTATAAACTACTATTGGTTCAGGTGATTACTCTCCTGTACCGGGAAAGTCAACTGGACAACCGGACTTCCAACTCGAGTGAGTTAGTTAGCCAGATCGTGGCCAGTATCCGTATTCCAGAAACCTCAATGGAAACCGACCGTGGTCGTGAAACATTGGTGGCACTGCGCTCTACCGCGATGATGATGGCAGGCAATCCGCCTAGCCAAGATTACGATAGGACTATCCTACTTCAAAGAATACGTGTAAACGTAGCAGACGAGGACGCACTGTACCAAGCGTTTGAAGGTGCTACCGAAGACGTTGATGATCCAAACTTGATCAAACGGATGGTTCTGGAGTACCGTGCTGAACTCAAAGCGTACCTTAACCAGAACGAAATTACTGAGATCTTTAAACAAGCGTCTCAGAAAGCTTTGTTCAATCCGCACACGATCGACTGGAAGAACTTCGTTAAAGATGTCATCGGTGAACTCGAACCTTTGGCAACTGTCCAGACCATTGAGTCCAACCCTGCCATTGTAGGCTCTGTAGACATCAATGACGACGAAGCAGTCATGGCCTTGATGCAACAGGCGCAGGACGAGTTGTCGGCTGATGGCGTGCTTCGTACGGGCTGGCAGGCTATTAATAGAATGTGTGGTGATCAGGGTGGCTTCCGTCGTGGGGAGTTTGTTCTGCTCGGTGCACTGCAACACAACTTTAAAACAGGCTTTACCCTGAACCTGTTTAAACACATGTGCATCTATAACACCCCGTACCTGAGAGACCCAACGAAGAAACCTTTGATGGTTCATATCTCAGCAGAGAACAACCTGATCGACAACGTTATGCAGATCTACGTGTCGCTTAAGGAGAACGAAACGGGTGAAGCTGTATCTATCCGTGGGGTAGATCTAGCGGAAGCGTCTGCGTACGTTAAACGTCGTCTACAAGAAACTGGCTACAGCATCCGCATGTTGCGGGTTGACCCCTCACTGTTCGGGTATCGTGACCTGTTCGACCTGGTTCAGAAGTGGGAGTCCGAAGGCTACGAGATTCACGGCATCATCCTCGACTACCTCAACATGCTGTCTAAGCGTGGTTGCCAACAAGGACCACACGGCTTTGAGACTCGTGACCTGTTCCGCCGTGTACGTAACTTCACAGCGCCTCGTGGTATTTGCTTCATTACTCCGCATCAGCTCTCGACGCAAGCTAAAGAACTGGTTCGTTCCCAGATCGAGAACTTCGTCCAAGAGATTGCCAACAAAGGCTACTACGACTCCTGCCGTACTGTAGACCAAGAAGTTGACATGGAGATCTCTATCCACATCGAGAAGATGAATGGTGAGAGCTACCTGACCTGTCAGCGGGGTAAGCATCGTAAGATCTCCATCACTCCAGAGAAGGACCTGTATACCGTTCTGAAGTTCGAGAAGATTGGTAGCATCCCTGACGACGTCAACGGTCCAGATCGTTCGATGCGTAAGGTTGGTGGTCGCCCTGAGACTGAGGGTGGCAGTGCAAACGTGTGGTGGGAAACCTCCGAGTCCAAACAAGCCGCTTAATAGCCAAAAAAAAAGAGTCCCTAGCCCGGACTTGTGAGAGCTACCCAAAACGGGTAGCTCTCTTTTATGCCGCTATTCTTCTGCCTTCAGATAGAAGTACATGTTACCGATGGCGTCTTCGAGGGTTGGCCCGAGGATGTCAATGGTCTCATCATCTACTTCACCATTAACCGTGATCTGGACTACTGTACCGGAGTCGATATAGTTGTCAGCCTGATCAGTGTCAATGGTGTCATCGTTCAACATCGTAGCAACCGCCTGATCGATCGTCTGACCGATGTCGCGGTACTCGTTGATCGTGATCGTGATGCTACCTCGAGCCATACGCTGGATCTCGGTCAACATCACGTCGCTGGTGAGTTCGTCTTCAGGGATGTCTGACATTAGCCTTAGCTCGCTTCAGGGGTGAGGATGTCTTCCAAGTAGTCGTTGGCATCGATCATCTCTTTGAGCGAGTGAGCTTTGCACAGGTACTCTTCCACCAGGAAGGTTACACGGAAATTCTCGTCCTTCTCAGTACCACGGACCGAGTAGCCCAGTTCGGCGAGTTCGTTCAACATCTTGCGGATGCTGGTGTTTTCGATGCGGCCAGTCTTGGTCCACAGCTCGCGCAGTTCCGTACGGGTGAACTCCACGGTGATGTCTTTGGTGAAGCCGATGCGAAGGTTCAGTTCGAAACGGTCGGTGATTTGTTTGCTGATGTGTTGAGCCAGAGTTTTAGTGGTTACCATTATTACAGTTCCTTACTTAGGATTAAGATTGATTACTTCTTGGGTTCGAGTACTACGATGTCGCGGTTGTTACCTTTTACTTTCAGGGTATAGTTACCCGGAATGAAGCACAGTGCCTCGCTGACCATAACGGTACGTGCTCTACGAGGAACGAATTGTCTCGCAGCCTGGGTCGCTGGGTCTATTATTTCGATGACCCGCGTAGTGGTACGCATCATCGCTCCCACGGGTAGTAGCATGTAGAAAGTCTCATTGATAGTGTAGCCATCAGGTGAGGACTTAGCAGTTGCTTTTACCCATTCGTTACGGGGAAAACTTTCGTCTTTGTCAGACATGTGTTCTCCTAAGAACAGTGGATTGATTAAACAGGTTATCCTATTCACCTAGGTAATATAGATCTGTAATATGTTTAATTCTACATTTGTGGGTATGTCTCTTTAAAAGTAAAACCGTACATACTTCGCTTAAGTAATGAGCGAGCAATGAGGCTTGCTGTTACAACGCAATAATAATCTTAACAATGGAATAGTACCCATGGAAAGTCGTCTGACGAGAACCAACGTGCCAAGATCCAGGGAACTGGGCGATGGTGTGGTCTCTCGTGATGGTACTAGGCGTTACACTCAATCAATCCACCTACTCACCCGACCGGGTGTACCTGTTTGTCCCTCACAAGAAGTTCCATCGGTTACAAACGCGATAGCCTTGCATCGGTTTAGTACACCTTTGAACATTCAGTTAGTGCGACAGTGGTGTTGTGAGCTAACCCCTAAGTTGTTCAGTGTTGTAGATAGAGTCGTAGACCTTCACAAACTAACACTTCAGGCATTTCTTTTTGGGTCCGAGTCGTCTGTTGCCAAGCCTGCAAATTCACTCCCATACCTGAAACCCTATTATGTGAGATAATCACGTTGATCTCCACAACCGCTGTTCCTGTGGCCAAGGGGCATAAAGCCCTAATGCTCTAGTAGCCTTCTTCGGAGGGCTACTAGAGCAGTCACAGCATCTATGCCGGTTGCTTTTTAATCCCCGCGTGAGGGAAGAGTCGAAGGGTGGTGAAGTACCCGTAAGTGTTTCCACTATAGCCATGAGACTTGGGAAGATTAACTTCAAACACCTGCACACCACATTCCTTGAACTTGCGCTCAAGCCATGCACCGAACGAAGCGATAAAGTCTATTTCTTTGTGTTGACACGAGGTATGTAAAGCCCCGTCTACTTCCATATAGAAGCGTTGCCTGTGGGTGGTGAACCCAGCCTTCGTTGCATAGGTAAAGTACCCTACTTGGGAAGCAGGCAAATTGTCCGTCACATCTGTGATCAGGCGTATCTCGGTGTCCGGTAAGAAATTCAAAGCTTCCCTACGCTCCACCGCAGCTTTAATTGTTGCCATCGAAAGTACTCCATATAAGTGATGACAAAAAACTTGGGGAGAGTGTTGCTGTGTATCAGTGTTGTGCAACGGCTGACCGAATTATGATTTAAGGTCTGGCCTGACAGTTCCCTGTCATCTAATACGCTGACTAACCCGTTAATTGTGCTTGTGCCCACTCGGCTTCGAGCTGACGTTTGACTGGTTCGCTGCTAGGCTTGTCAGTACGGCTTACAACGCGATAGAAGTCCACTGCGGCCTCGATCGTCGCTGCGGTGAACTCAGGTACCTCTAGAACTTGCATCGCCTCTAAGAGGATGTCATCGGCTTGCGCACGAGTAATGCTCTTAGGTACACCGTCTTCGGTGATAGACAGATATTCACACAAGAAGTCATGAACCACTGCTGCTTGTCCGTACAGACCCCACCGTGGAATCACAGACCAGAAGATCTGCGGTACAGACGCCCCGTCGGTTAGATACCCCGCTGGGATTGCTACCCACTGATTTGACCCCTTGGTCCCTAGGTAATAACGAAAGGGCTGCTGGACACGCCAGTAGTCTTTCCCCAACCGCTTACTGGCTTTGGCATCGTATACCATCATCAATTCAGCGTCAAACTTCCTGAAGCTCACTGTATCCGCCATCACGGAACTCCTTGTTGAAAGGGACACCCCTCATATCGTGACGGCATAAAAGGGAACCGAAGTTCCCTCTCTGCTTTAAAGGCGGTAATGACGAACGTATTTAGGCCAGATAACCACCCGACGACAGTATTCCAGCAACAACATTAAGACCACAGTGGTATGGCTGCGTCTGTTGGGTCTCATGAGGTCCTTACGGTACTCTCGCAGCTGTTCTGGACAGTCTGTACAGACTGTCAACAGAAAGCCTCCCAGAAGCACGTACAGGAGCATGCTATACATAAAAGCAATAACTGCGATGATCATCGGGAGAGCCCTACTCTAGTTGTGGTGGCACAAATTCATAGAGTAGGGCAAAAAAAAAGAAGGGGACCGAAGCCCCCAAACTTTTCCTCTCCCCTTAGTGCACCGTAGCGACTTTGGTAGGTGCGTAGAACACCTGGTCACCTAAGTGGTACTCTTGCAGGTAAAGCTTCTTCCATGGGATGATGTTTCCTGCCTTGGGTTCCTTCAGCAGGTCTTGGCGCTTGCTGTGAATCGCCATTGGATTACCGTACGGCTGCAAAGCTTGCAACAGCGTAGGGTCGGTCAACACGTCCAGCGAGACCTTCTTACGGGCCTTGACTTCACGCGGGGTGAACACCTGATCCAGCAGACCGAGGGTCTTGAACAGGATGTTGAAGTAAACAAAACCACCCGAAGCTTTCTTCACGGCTACGTGGGGTGCTGACGGATCAAACGCCTCGGTGTCAATACCCACCGGGATTGCTACTTCACGACGAATAGAGAGCAGGTTCATTTAGGTCTGTCCTTTTGGTATACAGTTCAACGGTAAAGGTTCGATCGGTGCGCATCAGGCTAACGTCCCACTCTGAACGAGTAAACTCAGGGAAGAACGTGTCGCATGGATAGTCATCGACCAGGAACGAGATCAACATGGCGTCAATCAAGTCCTTCTCCAGCGCTTCTTTATACAACTGACCACCGCCAGCGAGGTAGATCTGCCCAGGGGCGTCACCTCGTAGCTCGTGAGCTTTGGCAATGGCTTCTTCCAGACTACGCTCGACATACAATCCCAGTCGGACGTAATCGCGAACATGCTCCTTGCTAGACACCACGATAATCTGGCGTCCCTTCAAGACCTGCTGTTCCTGCGGGGTAAAGACTTGGCCTTTCAGTGCTGGGTGGAGTGCGATCAAGGATTCCGCAGTGCGGCTCCCGATGATCAGTACACTGTCCTGCGTAGCCTTACGGAAGTGGCGCAGCTCAGTAACGTTCTTCCAAGGCATACCCCCTTGAAAACCAATTCCCCCGTTTGCTTCCATGGCCACAATCAGAGAAACTTTCTTATCTTCAGCAGTCATTGCTGACCCCCATTAGTAGTTGGACGGAAACGATGAACAGGCGCACTGCGATCTTCAGCTACCAAACCGTTCAGGTAGAAAGGAAGATCGTCGTTCATCTGTACGCCCCAGTGTTTTGGAACACCCTTGTAACCACGGTTCTGGAACATCAGAACATCGGCCTTAGCACAACGTGGTTCGCCTTCTTTGCGGGGAGTGTCCCGGAATTCAAACAACAGATCACGACACACGCCAGTACGGATCTCCTCTTCATTCTTGAGGGCCCAGCGATAGTCTTCTTCTGTTTCGTAGTAAACAGTAACTGGATACACCACCTTCTCGTGGATGGCATAACCATCGAAACCTTGGGCACCCAATTGAGTAGCGGGTACCGAGTAGTACAGGTAGTCAGAGATGAACCAGTTCAGCGTACGGTCCAGTTCATCAGTCTTCATGTACATCATCCCTTTCAGGACGCCTTGCTGTACAACCGGTTGACACCGCGACCACAGACCCTTGACCATTTCCTTCACAGCACGCTTGTTCGAGCGACCGTGGTTCTCACGCACTAAAGCCAAAAGCAGAAGTACGTCCAGGTCATGGTACAACTCAGGTTCAGCAGTAACTTGATTCTCGTCCATTTTTAAACTCTCTTCTCAGCTCTTCTCAGAGTACTATCAATTTAGTGATGGGGCTCACAAGAACCCCAGTTGTTTCAGCTTACTTTCTTGCTAGGTTCACGACAGACCCGTTGGAAGTCAAAGTCCCTAGGTTCCTGGGTGATACCACCAATCTGGTGTTCAGCCGGGAGGTACAAGACACACAACGTGGGGTCGTTAGGATGTTGGTGAGCAAACAACAGCCAGTCAGAACGTTCGATCATCAACTCCAGTGTTGAAGCCCTTCGCATCGGAGCACGGTTCTCGATTGCAACCATCACCACCGGTTCACTAGTACGACTACGATCGAAGTACTTACCCAAGGCTCCATCAACCAACATTTGGTCTTTAGAAAGTCCTTGAGTATAGCCACCGCAGTCGGCGAACAATACAGCACGGTGTAGACTATCCACAAAGCCGAAATGAATGTTCTCGATTGCAAGAGCTCCAGCCAAAGTGTCCAGAGCTTCTTCACGGGTTGCATGCGGCTCGCCAGTTTGCCGTACGTAACGGATCATCGGGTGACTCCACAGTGAGTTTATCAAAGTCATGGTAAGGCACGAAGTGAGGAGTGGAATATGAGTCTTCTAGACAGATCATAATCTTATCCTGTAATCCGTTATCGATCGCCCGCTGGAGCCGATGGGCAAACATCATCTGTGGATTGGGGTTGTAGCCCGCCGTAGTGAAGAAGTGACCACGAGGGATACCGCCTTTCAGATGTTCCGAGTTGAAGGACAGCGAGGCCATCCCTTTCATCAGGTCACCCTCCAAACTCTGGAGATGCTGGATTATGTAGTAATCTGCGTTACCTACGCCGGAGTAGGCTTCAATGTCCCACGTGACTTGGAGCTTCTGTTGACGTGGACTGTCAGGCCACCGGCGACGAGCACCGAAGTATTGTTTACGCTTTCTCATCACTACTCCTTAGTAGCCACGCTGTATGACCAGATCGATGTACGTAGTGTAGATCCGCATCAACAACCACGGATCGTTCAAGTAAGCCGCATGACCGCAGGCACCAGGGGCTGGGTGGTGTCCTACAGTCAAGGTTTTCACAAACATGTCTTTGTGGTAGGTCCACTTGATCACGTTCGCATTACGAGTGACGGTAACCTCTACCTCAGTTCTACTCTTTTGCGTGAAGGAGAGGGCGTACAACTTACCCTCCACTTCAACTGAGCCAACATAGGCAGCTCGATCCGTATCAAGATCGAAGAAGCCGAGGGTATGTGGGATTACCATGTTGTCCAAGAGGTGAGTGACCATCGAGATAACGCTCTCGGTGTACTTGTTGCTAACTTCAGCATTACTCACTACCTGACTCCTCGTTTGCTTTCGTTTGGATCTCTGCCACGAACTCTTCAAAGTCCACAGGGTTCATAACGCGGATACCCAGCTTCTTAGCTTTAGCCAGCTTGCCACCACCCCCTTCACCCGCTACCAACACCGTGGTCTTCTTGCTAACATCCCCTACGGTCGCCCCAAAGCCTGCTAGCAGCTCTTTCAGGTCATCACGGTGGTGTTTACCAATGGTGCCCGTGATCGCCCAGTTCTGACCCGCTAAGACCTGTCCAGTTTTATTGAACAGAGGGTTAGTCAAGGTAATGTAGTGGGTGAGTTCACGAATCAGCAATTGATTCACGTCATCAGCAAACCACTTCACCAGACTCTCAGCCGTTTCAGGACCGATGTCAGCAATGCTCAGGAATCGAGCATAGTCAGCACGCATCAGCTCATCCAAAGACTCGAACGAACGTGCCAGACGCTTAGACGTCCCTTCCCCTACTTCAGGGATACCCAGACCAAACAGGAAGTTGTGTAGTCGCTGTGTACGACTCTCCTGAATAGCCGCGTAGTCGTAACGAGCAGAAGCCCCAGCATAGCCAGGTAACTCCAAGAAGTCCGCTACGGTTAGCTTGTACAGGTCGTTCGGGTAAGCAATCTTCCCTGCTTCAATCAGCAGATCTAGCGAAGACGTACCGATCCCGTCGATGTTCAACGCCTTACGACTGACGAAGTGTTCAAACCGACGCAGCCGCTGTGCCGAACATTCCCACTCACCCATGCACATCAAGTCAGCACCGACTTTCTTCAGCACCGAGTCACACACAGGACAGTTGGTAGGAGGCTCTACCTGAGCGTGTGGGGTATTACGCAACACTACCCGCAGGATCTTCGGGATCACGTCACCAGAGCGACACACCAGGATCTCATCGAGCAGGCCCAAGCCTAAACGAGCAATCTCGTCGTAGTTGTGTAGAGTAACCGAGGAAACGGTAACACCGCCCAACTGTACAGGCATGATCTTAGCCACTGGTGTGACCTGACCGGTACGTCCGACTTGGTTCACCACTTTCTCGAGCACTGACGTTGCTTCTTGAGCCACGAACTTGAAAGCCGTAGCCCAACGCGGTTCACGAGCACGGAAACCCAACTTACGCTGGATAGCCAGTTCGTTAACCTTGAACACGATACCGTCGATCTCGTAAGCAAACATCGGACGCTGTTGTTCTACCAACGCCAACATCCACTCAAAGTCTTTGGCACTGTCGACAGGGAAGGTTGGGTTGACATTAAAGCCCCAAGTCCCAGCCAGTTCCAGTTGACGGTCATGGGTGGACACCATCTCTTGGATTACGCCGTAGAGATAGAAGTTCAAGCCACGATCAGCCACAACCCCAGGATCAGACTGACGCAACGTACCTGCCGCAGCATTACGTGGGTTAGCCTTAGGAGGTTTACCCTGTGCTTCCAGACGTTGGTTCAACGCCATGAACTGAGCACGGTGCATCACGACCTCACCACGGACCTCCAGCACCGAAGGCCAGTTGGTACCCTTCAGTTCCAGTGGGATGCCTTTGACGTGTCTGAGGTTGTCCGTTACGTCTTCCCCAGTTTCACCATCACCCCGAGTAACGCCCAGAGCAAACACACCATCAATGTAGCGCAACCCTACGGCTAAGCCATCGAGCTTCACTTCACCAGTGACCTTAGGTTCTACCGCACGGCTACCCTCAGTCTCCTGTAGCCCTGTGGTTTTAAACCACGCCATCAGCTCATCGAAGTTGAACACGTTACCCAGACTCAACATCGGGACCGTATGGACTACTTTCTTGAAGCCGCGTTCTTTGGGGGCGATCCCAACACGCTGGGTGGGAGAATCCGGGGTAACCAGATCAGGGCGCTGTAATTCCAACGACACGAGTTCACGGTAGTACTGGTCGTAGTCCGTGTCAGCAATGGTCGGAGCATCCTCATCGTGATACTCTTCGTTCCATTTGTCGATATGCTCACGAAGTTCTAGGATTCTTTTAGAAATATCCACGGCTTCTAAGCTCCTGAATAGATTAGATAAAAAAAGAGTGAGGGGTTGGCCCTCCTCACTCTTACCGCAGGGTTATTCGGCCAACAGGTACAGGCCCGAATAAACTTTCTTCGGTTCGGTTGTAACGCGAGGCTCCGCAACGTCGCGCTCATGATGGTAGGTCACGTCGATCGCCATGATGATCAGATCCAGTTCAACCTCGGATGCGTCACGACCACTGAAGAGTTGTGGACGATAACCACCGGTGCGCGGGTCAGCCGGTTTTGCAACATCGACCACCAGGAAGCGCTTGTCTTTGTCGATCATGTGTACTACGACGTCGCCACGGGTGAACGTAGGGCGTTCCTGCTGCAACAGCAGACTCATGGTATCTTCAGCCAACGCCAGCGCCTTATCGTTGATGTTCTTCAGGATCTTGCTGACTTCTTCGCGATCAACAGGCGACAACAACACGCCGCTGTAGCTGGAGATGTCATCGAAGACTTCAGTTTCGACTCGGAACGGTAGACGGTGCTGCTTACCGTCGATGAGGAAAGCTGCGTAGTATTCGTCCGGGACCAGGAAATCTTGGGTGGAGGCCAGGACTTCACCGTTGAGTATTAGGAGGGCGGTCTGGCGCAGACCTTTCTTGTTACCGACCACCGACAGATAAGCGCTGTCGCCGAAGCTATGTCGGAAGCCACTATCTTTGATAGCCACTTCGATCTTGACAACGGCTTCGGCGACGACAGGGGATACAGCAGCGACTACAGGTTTCATTACAGCGTTACCTTTTTCAATGGTGGATACGACTAGGCCAGCCATGGCCGAATGATTAGCGGACGGTGCTTCAGGGACGGGTTTGCTAGCTGCTGGCTTCACGGCAACAGCTTTAGTAGCAGGCTTCGTACTGGTTTTGGTGCCAGACTTAGCATTTGGGATTCCGCGTGGCATGATACTTTCCTTTCTTTAGGACTTACGATTGGTGTAGGTATTGGTTACGGACTTGCTCTACACGGAGTTTGACTTCCATGGGCAGGTATTCTTGGTGTACCATCTGGTCAGCACGACCAACCAGATTCAGTGCTTCGGAGCCGTCTTTCGACATGCCGGGTGGGAACTCGATATAATGACGACCACTCTTCTGGGTAAACCGTACGCGTGGGCGAATGGTGCTCAGGAAGTTGATGGCTTGTTGCAGTTCTGCTTCGTCAATCTTTACAATCACGTATGCTCTCCTTAGAGCAGTCGGATAGTGATAGGGAATAAAGAACCCCTATCACTATTCTTTTTAAGAACAGGTTTGTTTGGTCATTATATCAGCCGGAGCTGTTAAGAATTACGGGTGAAGCTTGCAGCCTTGTAACGGTCGATGTTCAGATCAGGACGATTGGGCTCTGGACATTCCACCAAAGTGAAGGCTAACGAGGCACACATCGAGTTCCACTTAAGGAGTTCTCGGTGTTCCAGCGGAGTTTCCACGGTCAGGAACTTCACCAGTTGATCCAGTGCCTCCTGTGGGGAATTACCGAACCGCAGGGGAAACCACGGACACGCCTTGATGTGACCTTGCCAGAAGTCATCATCTTCCACCATCGAGGGGAAGGTGGCGTTGTAGTGCACGGTGTTGTCTTGGCTGTAGATGAACGCCGCGTAACTGCCGTGTCCACTATGGCGCAGACTACAGATCGCTAGTGTGTTACCCAGCGCTGTGGGAGTATCGGCGTCGCTGAACATCTGAATGAACTTATCGAGACCTTCCAAATTCATTTGCGATTCCTCGGGTCCCATTGGGTACCTTCCAGCAGATAGTCGAGTTTGCCTTCTTGTGCTTCCTTGATCGCTGCTTCACGATCAGCCAGCTCTTCAGGAGTCAATGGTCGTTGTGGGTAGCTGTCTGCGATGTCCATGTTACCGATCATCACAGCTAAGGACTCGTTCCGACCAACACCTTGGGAAGTTTCCTTAGTAAGGTCCACGAACTCAGCGATGCGTGAGCCGCGTCCCGGTGGAGCGACTTCGTACTGGTGGGTTTTGCCCTGAACCAGATACTCCAGCTCGGCGTTCTCCACAGGAACATACAACTCAACCATCCCAGTAATCCCAATGCTGTGGAAGTTAGAGTGAGTGTGCTTCCAGATGTGGCCAGCATGTTGGAATAGGTAAGCGTTGCTCACTTCCACCTCGGGACACAGCGTATGGTGTTTCAGGCGATCCATGGAACCTTTAGCGTAGATCTTCCCATTACCCAAGGCCATCGCGTGTAATGCCCCAGAGATCAACCCGATCTCAGAAATCACCGGGTCACTGGCTTTGCGATCACGGATCTGATCCAGTTGCATGTTTTCCCGTATTGTTAGCATTGGGTTGTGTGGCACAGACTCTCCCTCCATAGGGCTAAATAGTTTATAACCGTCAGCCCAAGCGATCAAACCTAGGCGCGGTTCTTCAGGTGTAGCCTCATTGACCCAACTGAGGACAAAGTCCTTTTCTTGCTTTGCCCAGTAATCGTGTATCACACGCTGTTGGATGTGATCTGGCAACCCAGTCCAGTTAAACGGATCGGTGAGATCAGGTATCTGTAAGCGCACCCCATAGCTCTCTCCGAAGAAATCTAGGTCGTCAATACCTAGAAGTCTTAAGTGTTCGGGTTTAGATACAGTGACGGTAACCGTGCGCATTACTTGTCCTCCTCAGGATCAACCACCTTGCCGTCCTTGAAGATGAGCTTCATGTCCTTACCCATCTCAGCCACCTGTTCAGGGGTAGCTTTGACGGCCAACTTGGTGAAGTCCCGATCCTTAGCCCGACCAGGATCACTCAAACCAAGAGGCAGAATGTCTTGGGACATGCGTTCTACGATACGCTGCATCAGCTCAGGATTAGCGCTTTTATCCAAAAGAGCATCAACATTGACATCGGGTACAGGACGAAGGTCCGATTGATCCCCATACTTCTCCCAGTGTTCACGCAGAGGGTTTGGTCGAGTACCGTATTCGGTGGTCAAGACAGCTCCTTCAGGAAGTACTTGAGTTTCACCTTCAATAGGGTTAGGGCGACGCAGTGCCGCCTCATGTCCACGAGCATCTTCTTGTTTGTTGTAACCTTCAGGCATCGAACGACGGAACCGTTCAGCACGCTCTTCAGGAGTGGAAGGTGGATTCACCCCGAAGTGACCTTCACCCAACGGTAGAGTCTTACCCATGGTCGAGTTAAACTCTGCGTCATACCCAGCGTACAGGACATCGTAAGCTTCTTGACTGGTTAGCGGTGTCGTACTGGTCAGGGTAGGTAACATCCCCAGACGACTCGCAGTCTTAAAGTGGTTCGTGGGGAGAAGCTGCACAGTTGCGGCAGTCCGCTTCGTCAATTCTTTAAGAGCTTTCTTAAGGTGGCGTTTCTTTGGATTCTTCATCATGGATCTCCTCAGATCGTTTAGGTTAGTATTGCCCTTAGGTAATATATACTTGAAATCTAGTTGGTTCGAGGGAGTGTTTACTTACATACGCAGAGTACCCTATGTTGGTTTTGGGGATTGTTTTACACAGACAATTTTGGAACCTAATGTTATAGTCACGGACTAATTACTGTCCCCTGTTAGTAGCCAATTTTAAGGTTTGAGTCATGATTAAAGAGATGATCAAGTTTGACGGAACAAGCGAACCCTTCATTGCCGAGAAGGCCAAGAAGTGGGGTCAGTGGGCAGGTCGCAAACTCGGTAATCGCGTGGACTGGGCCAGTATCCTCCTCGATGCAGTTAATGAATGTCCTCCGGTACTGAGTACTCAAGACTTCCAAGAGAAGCTGATTGACGTCACCCTGCGTGGCGAGTCGTGGGCACACTACCTGATGGCAGGTAAACTGTATGCCCCGCTCATTGCGAAAAAGACCTTCGGTCAGTCTGTACCGACGGTACGTGAGCTTCACCTACAACTGGCCGAGAAAGGCTATATGTACAAGCTGGACTACTCCGAGGCTGAATACGCCGAGGTAGAGAAGCTGATCCAGCACAAGAAAGATCAGACTTACCCGCATTTCCGCAGCGAGTACATCTACAAGAAGTACGCTCTGCAAAATCGTATCGGTGCAGAACGCAAGGTCTACGAGACTCCACAGTTCGTGTACATGCGTATGGCCATGGCTCTCTCTGAAGAGCAGCCGCGTGAACGTCGTATGAATGACGTTGCCAAGTTCTACGAGCACTTGTCGGACGCTCGCATCAATGCCCCGACTCCAAACTACGTCAACCTCGGTACTCCGTTGCGTGGTTTCGCTTCTTGCTGCATTTACAGCAACGAAGACACCGCTGCCTCGATCGGCATCGGCCTACACATTGCTTACACCATGACCTACATGTCGGCAGGTTGTGGTACTCACCTGAACACTCGCTCGCTGGGTGACGCTGTTCGTGGTGGCATGATCAAGCACCAAGGCAAACTCCCATACGTCCGCGCTACCAAGGCGATGGTTGAGGCCAACCTGCAAAACGGTCGTGGTGGTGCTGACACGCTGACCTACAGCATGTTCGATCCTGAAAACGAAACCCTCCTGCAACTCCAGAACCCGATGTCGGTGGAAGAGAAGCAGATCCGTGGTATCGACTACTCAGTCACTGTGAGCAAGTTCATCGCTCGCTTCGCTGGTGCTAAGGGTAAGCTGTTCAAGTTCAACTGCTTCACGGCTCCTGACCTCTACGAAGCCTTCTACTCGGCAGACTTCACCAAGTTCGAAGAGCTGTACGCTAAGTACGAAGCTGATCCTCTGTTCGTCAAGGATTACTTCAACGCTCGTGAGCTGGTGTTGGTCGCTCTGACTGAAGCTCTGGAAACCGGTCGTTACTACCTGACCTGGGCTGACGAGATGAATCGTCACACCCCGTTCTACGATTCGATCTTCGCTTCCAACCTGTGTCAAGAGATCATGCTGCCTCAGCGTGGTTATCGCCACATGATGGATCTGTACTCCACGTCGGCTGTGGGTTACATCAAACTGACCACTGCTACCGGTGACCGTATCCAACTGGATGCACCGCAGAAGGTCTGGGTAGAACGTGTACCGCAGAATCCACTGATCCTCGGGCGTCAGGGTCGTAAGGCCATCGCTGCGATCGAACTGCAACCGGGTGAAGCGTTCCGTACGGTTAAAGACGGTCTGACTTACCATGTCGCCAGTATCGACGAGATCAAGCACGAGCCAGAAGTGGCTATGTGTAACATCGGTGGTGTGGTTCCAGCGAACATCGAAAGCGACGAGCAGTGGGCAGAAGTTGCTTACTACACTTTGCTGATGATCGACATCTGCATTCACAAGGCCGAATACGAACTGCCACACATCGGGTTTACCTCGAAGTCTCGTATGAACGCTGGTGTGGGTCTGATGGGTGTTGCTACCTGGATGGCCAAGAACAATTACAAGTACAGCAGTCAAGAAGGCAAGAACGCTCTGTTCCACCTCGACGAAACGCACATGTACCACCTGATCACTCAGTCGATCAAGTTGGGCAAAGAGCGTGGCAATGCTGAATGGATGCACCGTACCGCTTGGCCAGAAGGTTACCTGCCGCAAGACAGCGCTAACCAGAACGTCCTCGGCTTGGTCACTGTGGGTCCTGCTCGTGATTGGGCTCCAGTGCGTCAAGACTTGATCGACAACGAAGGCATGCGCTTCTCCTGCGTCAACTCCCACATGCCGGGTGAGTCCAGCTCCAAAGCTGCTGGTCAACCAAACGGTCGTTACCCTGTACGTGACTTGGTGATGACCAAGACCGACAACGGTATCGTATCGCGTTGGGCTGCACCTGAAGGCGACCTGTGGGGTGATCGTTACGAGATCGCATGGGACGTTCCAGCAGACGATCAGATCGACAGCTACGCAGTGGGTCAGTACTGGTGCGATCAAGGGATGTCGGCTGACCTGTGGCGTCGTTTACCACAAGGCGAAACCGTGGGTTCGACTGAACTGCTGACTGGTTTCTTCCGCATGACCAAGTACGGGTTCAAGTCTCGTTACTACTACAACACCCTGACCACCGAAGCCAAAGAAATGAGTAACGGTGAGATCGTGATGGTTGAAGTGCGTAACACCGACAAGCTCCCAGAAGCTGATTGTGGGGTTGGTGGCTGCAAAATGTAATACTGGTTGGGCGTTCTGGGGAGCGCCCTTTCCTTTAATAGTCTCTTGAGAGTGTTCTCGTGACAGTACCAGTAATGATTCAAACAGGGTTCTCGAAAACCCCTCCGGTAATTGATCCGGCCATCTTCAACACTAACAAAACTGACTATCAAAACACCAGCCTGTTGTTGGGTCAACCAGGTGGCTTGTTTGATACCGTCAACAAGCAGTTTCCACAAGTCTGGAAAATCTACAAAACCGTTAAGTCCCTGGACTGGGATGAAAACGAGATTCCGATGTCTTCGTGCAATGCGGAGTTCAAGAACCCAGCGCTGCGCACCAAGTCGCAGAAGATGATCAAGTCTCTGGCTTGGCAGTGGGAGGCAGACTCCTTCGCTTCACGCAGCATCAGTCACATCGTCAGCCTGTTCAACCCAGCTCCTGAGCTGTGGGCAGCATGGCAACGTATCTCTGACCAAGAAATCATTCACGCGGCGACCTACTCCGAAATCGTTCGGGCTAGCTTCGACAACCCACGTGAAGTCCTCGAGAAGATCCTGGGTATCACCGAAGCGATGCAGCGACTGGAAACAGTAGCGACGGAGATGAAGTGGATTCGTGAACGTGGTTTGCGCTTCCAGTTAGGTGACGTCCCTAACGACCAGGAAACCTACAACGCAGCCTTCATGTTTGCATTCATGATGTTTGTGTTGGAACGTCTCCAGTTCATGGCATCGTTTGGTGTAACCTTTGCCCTAGCGGCAGAAGACCTGTTCATCCCGATCTGCAAAATGATCCAGAAGATCGCACAGGACGAATACGAGACTCACTGCGAGCTGGACTTCTTGGTGATCCAACACGAGATGACAACTGAACGTGGGCAGATTGCTTACGAACAGCTCCGCCCTCGTATGAACCGTGTGTTGAACGAAGTGATCGACACCGAGCTGAACTGGTGTGACTTCGCTTACACCGACGATGAAACCGGTGAGATCGTTGAAGACCTGCGTCATTGTTCCCTGAAGCAGCTCAAAGACTCGGTATTGTTCCACGCGACTTACATCGCTCGTTCGTGTCGTCTCGACATGGACTACCCGCAGGTAGAGAAACTGCCGCTCCACTACATGAAGACCTGGATGAACATGGGCGACACCCAGCCTTCACCACAGGAACAAGCCAACGCCCAATACAAAGTGAACGTCGTTGTACGTGATGATGAAGATACT